TCTGTTCTGTTGATAAGATAGGTTTGTCGCAGTTTCAGGTTTGGCTTTAAGAGCTTTTATAGAGCTTCTCTAGAACCTCTTTGGTATCCTTAACGTTTCCTAAGTAACCCATCTTACGGTCCAACTTAGAGTAATTGGACTTGTTAGACTTACGAACATAATCCTGATACATGATGATCATTTGAATGTCCTCAGACTCAGACATCGTGAGAACATCATCAAGATTAATCATGAACAAATCTTCAGAAGAAGTTTTCAACCAAGGTTCAAGTTTGTAACCAGTGACTTGACCTCTGATCTTGATTTCATCAACACAAACAGGATTGGAAACGAGAAGCATTGTTCTGTCTCCTTCATCAGATGCTGCTACTTTACAGAAGATTTCATCACCACATTTGAGTTTGATTGTGGCAAAGAAGTCATCTTCGATCATATTTACCTCCTTATTCTTTTAGGTCTACTGTAACGATCTCATAGTTAAAGTTTTCAGAGACATAGATTTTGATTCTTTCGATGAAATGATTCAGTGTGTAGTTCTTTCTTGAGTTGAGAGTAATGTCATCAGCGATATCATAGAGTCTTGCTTTGACTTTATCTTTTCCCTTTCTCAGAACTCTTCCTATACTCTGGAGATTACGAATTCTTGATTTCGAAGGAGAAGCAAAGATTACGTTATGAAGATTTTTAATATTAATACCAGTGGAGAATGTTCCGAAAGATGCTACGATAATTGCATCCTTCTCCTCTTCGGTAATTCTTCTAACTTCTTCTCTCTCATCGGTGGCAACACCACCATGGATATAAAAGACTTTACGTCCTTCCTTTACTTTGTTATTTATCATTTCGTAAAGCAAATCTCCATGAGATTCCACTCTGGTAAACAGAAGAAGAGTGTTACCTTTGAGGTCACAAGTCAAATTAGTTAGAAACTTGTTTCGTCGTTCATGAGAAATCAGATATTGAATTTCATCTTCATATGTGTCAAACTTTTTGGGTTTGTGTTTCAGAACCACACACTGAATGTCAAGAGTGGCAAGGTGTCCCTCATCAATAAGTTTCTTGGTCTGAGTGACTTTGTAAGATGGACCAAAGAGTCCTTCCAGAACCCACTTGTGTGTCTGAGTTCCATCGAGTGTTCCTGTGAAACCAAACCTGTATTTCGCATGATGTAACTTTGTCATTACACCAATCAAAGACTTACTCTTAAACAAGTGTGCTTCATCACCAATGATGACATTGAAGTCTTCGAAGAAACTTCTGTCTAAGTTATAAATGGATTGCCAAGTTGTGATGGTGACTTCATTGACATTGGTTCTTTCACGTCCAGCATAAATCCTGTGACAGTGATTCTGAGCATCCCATCCATACTCTTGAAAGTCTTTGAACATCTGTTCCACAAGAGAAGTTGTGGGGACCACCAAAAGAATCTTTTGTTTTCTTGCAACAAAGTATCTCACCAGTGTGTAAATCATGAAAGACTTACCAGAGGCAGTGGGTGAGATGAGAAGTTTTCTGTTATATCTCAGCGCATCATAAACAGCATCAATCTGATAATCTCTGGGTTGGAGATGTGTGATGGCATTCATGTAATCCTTGACACCGCCTTTACTTACAAAGTCATTGACTTCGAAAGGCAATCCGTAAAACTTATTATTTTCAAACGAATAAGTGTATCCTGCTTGATCGCAGAATGCCACAATCTTATCCAACAGACCAATGTAAATCCTCTTGGTCCTCATGTCGAAAAGGTGAATCTCTCCGTTCCAATTCCTTTTACGATATTGAGGCATGAACTTTGCATTGGGTGCTTCAAAGGTAAAGCGATCCCTTAGTTCATATTCAATGTGAGGTTCAGTTGTGATCTTTAGATATACTTCGTTGACTTTTTCAATAACAAGGTCAGCCATGTCACCATGTGTCTGACCTATTTAGTTACCCAAGTCCAGCTGAGAATCTCATAAACTCAATGGCATTCTTAATCTGATAAGTTCTCTGTGCCAACTGTTTTAGAATCTCTTCAAGATACTTCAGCATGACATCATAATATTCAATCTTCAACGAAACTCCTGAGAGTTTTTCATCAGCATCCAAATACTTCTGAAGAGTGTCTTTATCTCGAATCTTTTTAGGGAAGGGGTTGTCGATGTAAACTTCTGGATCTGCTTTGCCTGAGAAGTATTCATAACGTTCGTGGCGAATGTTCTTTCTTTGTTGATCCGCCTTCTTCCTCAACAACTGAATGTTGTTATACAAGTCGTAATACTTTGCGTGAAGGATGGGGATGTTGAGTGATTCGGTGTGGAGATTATCATGATCCATCTTGGAGTCTTTGACCCACATCGATTGGATTGTTTCAAGGTCAACCATTAACAGCAGGACGTAATCTCGTCAATATTATACATCATGTATTTAAAACTGACTTGTGCAGTAAAGAATTCTGCATCTTGCAGCGTTGCATCGAATTGCAGAGTGGAGAGACGATAAGGGAACAGGTTCTGATACTTGACCTTGAACGATGCGTTATTCATCGAATCAAGAATTGTCATTGTACCGTCAGAATACAAGTTCAATTCTGAACGTGGTTCTTGTTCGACATTAATGGTGTCGCTTTTCTTCTGCCAATTATAAATCTCACTTAGACTCTCTGGGAAACCGATTCCACGAATCCAGTTTTGAATCTCCATATAGTTTTTGAGATCTTCATCGACCAAGAACTCAAAGGTCAGGTCTTCAAAGTCAATCATTGTTCCTGGAAGAGGAATCTCTCTCAGGTAATTTGGTTGTCTGGCAATGTCCAGTTCCAATGCAGGCAGGTTAATCTTTCTTCCAAAGTAAGAAACCTTGGGTGCACGATTAACTGAGAACGTGAAACCTCTGGGTTGCAGAAAGTTTCTATTCTCAATCTGGGTGTTAATTGGCTTCTGAACTGCCATGGTGTTTTTTAGTTATTTATCAGCAGCCTTTGATCTGAGTGGCAATCTCACCACCAACGTTGGATCCCATGTCTTGTCCCAACATTACTGCCCAACCTGCTGCGAGCCATCCGATGTAAGGAATGCCTGCGATTGATGGTGCGGCTGCTGCTCCTAAACTTGCACCAACCAATCTACCTGCATTCTCTCCTCCACCTTCCGCCTTGATGCACTCTTCGGACCTCGCAACTGGCTTTCCCTCAGAGTCAACCTCCTGAGAAACTTCATTAGGAACATACTGTCGTTCAACAGTTGTGGTTGATCTTCCACCGATTCCAAAGACACCATTGGATTGATCGGTATAAGTCGTGTTATCAAGAACAGTGGGGTCATGTCCTTTATAATCAATCGTGTAACTTCCGTCTGGATTTACAGTGATTGAATACGTTGTGTAATCTCCAACTGGAGGATAATTAATTTGAACTGGTTCTCTCTTAATGAGGTGCCCAATCACTCCGATGTGAGCCACTGCAATGATGACACCAACACTTCCAGCGAACCACTTAATGTATTTCATAACATCAGAAGTGAGTGATGTTATTTATTCCACATATCTTCGAGAATGAGGCGATACAAGTAATCCTTCATGTAAGAAAGTTCCTGTTGTTCCTCAATGGGACATGCAGGGTAACCTGGCCAGTTCTGAAGATAAAAGCAAACAGACTTATAAAGGAGTTTCACATCTCTCATGTCAAACTCCATGACGTAATCTGGATCTTGTTGGAAATCTTCTTCGTGCATTAGTAACCTGAATCTGCGACACACATACCAATACAAACTAACCCGTTGGATGCTGTCCGTCCACAGTGATTACAGAGAACAGGTTCGTCAGTTTCTTTATTTATTTCGCGTGTCTTATCCTGTGGCAGTTCGAGCACAACATCACACATTTTTTTACTTCCTCAAAGATTCTATCCATATTGCCATCCAATGCTGGGGCAATCTCAAACAATTTAGTTCTTTCATCTATATGGTGGAAATCATAACAACACACTGGGTATGAGTTTCCACAATCGTGACACTTGTCACCAAATTGTTCTACAAGTATTTGCTTTCTTTTATTTCTTCTATTGCGAACATAGTCCCTATGATTCTGAGCATTCCTTTTGTGGATACTATTATTTCTATAGGTACCAGTGGTGTTTGTTATGGGTCTTGACATAAAAAAAGGGACCCGAAGGTCCCTTGATTATAACACAGAAGTGTGATAAGAATCACATCAGATTCTTCACTTGTACTCTTCTGTAGTAACGGTTGGAGTTAACGCGAAGGCGTCCGAGTCCTTGGGTTGTACCCTCAGCGAATGGGTTGGCAACAAGACCATAACGAGTCT